AACTTTAAGGGGTAACATTATGGCTATTTACTTTACGAGCTATTGTCCAAATGAGACGGCTAACAGGGCAAGCGAGACGCGGGTGCATTTCCGCCTAAAAGATGCCAGAGCGTTCATGGAAGGCAAGCGAGGCTATATTATCCGCCAATCAGAGCCTGATAACCCGATGGGAGCCGGTGAAAACACGTTCCAGGAATGGTGCGGAAATTTCACGCCTACCGCGCAAGATGAGCAAACCATCCGCAATTTGCTAGAGGACTAAACAATGAGCAAGCCAACACTAGAGCAAGTGACCAAAGCCGGAGAGTACGCCTACATGAAAGGCATTAAAGATTGCGAATCGGCCCATGATTGGCTAGATTATCTGTGGGCTGATGGTGACGTATGCCACCTTGATAAACCAAGAATTGCGAGATACTACAACAATGGCCACAAGCGCTACGCGATCATTTTAAATGAGGACTAGACCATGAAAACGGTTACTACACTCAAAAATGGATATACTTTGATTGCCATTGAGCCTTGCGAGGCTTCACCAATGGAAAACCATAAAGGTATGTCAGTGGCGGCAGATGATGAAAACCGCCGGTTTTATGTTTATGAAACTATGCTAGTTTGCTATGGGCTGGATTCAGTGTCCAAAGCGTGCGAGTCCTACCCAATACCAACCTAAGCGGATTAATGCAAACGGCGGGGCGCTCATGCCCCGCTAACTTAAAGGGTAATGATATGTTTTATGTAATGGCAATTAGTGGAGACCCGAACGGGGAGCTAATCAGTAGACACGCAACGCTTGAGCAAGCCGAGCGAGTGCTACTTGAGGTGATTGAAACCGACGCCGAGGATTTGATGTGGTACGGCATAGAAGGCCGTGATGAACCGCCAACATACGCGGAAGCGCTCGAGTATGCGCGGGATTTTTTCTATATTGTGGAGGAACAGGGCAATGAGTAGCGTTGAAATATTTTGGTGGCTAGTCTTAATGGGCGGCTTCTTTGGTTTTCTAGCAATCGCTGCCGCTATTGAAGAAGCGTTTTATTTCTTCAAAGCAAGGAAAAAACGTCGAGGGGCAACCTATGTATAACAGGCTAGATGAAATACTAGGGGGAGGCGGTAAGATAGCCGCCGATCCCTTACAATCAGGAAAAGATCGCCAGGAAATACGGAACCTTGTAATTGATTCGATCAACAGTAACGGGCTGTTCGCTACTACCGAGCACATAGCGTCTGTTCGTGATTGTATCGGACAGATTGACAAACAGTCAGAACAGGTTATTTTTCAAACAATTGCGGAGCAATTCTAATGCTGATTATGTATGCTTTAAAGTGGTTATTAGTGCTGGCATTGGCTGGCATTGCTGTTGGCACAAGCGGGCATGCTTTGGGCGTGGTGTCCGCGCTCGGCGCTGTCTTACTGGTAGCAATGGGAACCAAGTAATGCTGGTCGTACTGTTCGGGTTGCTGGTAATGCTGGCAACTGATACGCTCGCATGGGCTTTGATCGGCCTATTAATTATGATCTATGGAGTAATAAGGATTACAGACTATGAAGGGAACTTATAGAGTAGTAACAGTAGTGCCAACGCTTGTATATATTCGAGCAGATAGCATCGAGGAAGCTCGGCAAGTTGTGCAAACAGTAGTTGAAAAGTACGAGCACATAGCCTATCCAGTAGCTAATAAGGGCAATGAACGATCAGGGGTAGCAGAACCCAAAATTCTATCAATTGAGGTTGCAAGGCATGATGACACCATACCGCCGATGGCACTATTAGACGCCCGAGGGTTTAAAAGACCCTCTGAGACGGACGGAGAGCCTCCACAAGGGCCGAGCGTAGCTTGACTAGGGCTAGGGTAGCGGGTTACTATTTAAAGACGCTTAAAAAAGAGGAAATGAAAATGAGACTAGAGTATAACGGACGGACGGTTGATTGTGAGATAGATGGGGTTGATACTAGGGATTACCCTGATTTTTGTGATGCTTACATTGCTGGAGCATGGTTTGAGGATACTGGAGAGCCTTTGACCGCTGAACAGGTAGAGGAACTTAACAGGGACTCGAAAGAAGAGATCAACGAAGAAGCTTTTGAAAGTCTATTTTAAGGAGTAAATAAAATGATATTTGTTACAGTAGGTTATACAACGGATAAATCAGATTACCGTATACGCTTGCACAGCACTATAGAGACGGGCGAGGATTGGGTATCACTGTTTAACAGTGTTTACGAAGGAAAGCAAACACCAGTTGGGTTAACTTTCAAAGTTGAGGACGACGAGTTAGACGAGCTGACCCTAGATGGGCCGCAGCTGATGGCTAGAGGGCAGCCTTGTAAACTAATTCATGCCTTTGATGCAAAAATGTTCTTGACAAAGGAAAAAACATAGTTTACCCTCTACTGTTAGATACTGTTAGTTGTATATATACTAATATACTATCTATATATATTATATATCTATATATATACTATCTAACAGTATCTATTCTCTATCTATGTTATGGAAAAAGAGGTTTATAAAATGAAACATGATCCAGACTTTTACCTTTACTTTACACTCGACAACGGCGAAGGCTATGAGCTTGGGGCCGTGGTTGAGTTCGTCGATCAGGACATTGAAACCCGCCAGGTATGGGCTGACTATGAAATAACGGAAGTGGACGGCGAGGTAAGCCAAGGGTTTAAAGACACTTTGACTGAAAAAGAGCTTGTACGTTTAGAACAGGAAGTTTTGCAGGCTATGTGGGAAGACTCTGAAGCTGACCGTGTAGCCGTCATGAGCGCAAACTTGGAGTATTAAAAATGAAATTCTTAGATAAAATGGCTAATGCTTGGAGAACTTACAACGACTTTGACGAAGAATGGACACGGCAGGAGCTGGAAAACACGCTGAGAGCTTCACAGACGATCCCTGTTAAGAGTTTACACCCTGACGCAAGGTTACCTACTAGGGGCAGCCCAGGAGCGGCAGGAATGGACTTACACGCGGTCGATAGGTATTTGATACCAGCTGATGACCAGGTAACGGTTAGCACCGGCATTGCTGTCCAGATACCTGAGAACTGCGCGGGCTTGATCTGGCCACGGTCAGGACTAGCGGCTAAGTGGTGCTTAGATGTGATGGGAGGGGTGATCGACTCTGACTATATTGGCGAAATTAAAGTTATCCTACGCAATCACGGTAAAGAGGATTACCAGGTTGAGGTAGGTGATCGTATTGCCCAGCTAGTTATTCACCCAGTGCAAATCATGACAGCTAATGAAGTGGGCTTCTTCGCACCGACTGAGCGGGGCATTAAGGGCTTCGGAAGTACGGGGGTTCACTAATCATGAGATGCGCTATTTGCAATCGGATACAGTCTGATAATGAAGTGGATCTCTATGATGATATTTGCAAGGTTTGCCACGATATCATCAAAGACCCATCAGACGATAAGCAAGACCAAGGGTTAGACCCAGTGATTGAGGATCAGGGCTGGAGTCAGCCAGATGGGTAAATACATAGCAACAGGGCAGCCTTGCCCGAAGTGTGGAGGATCGGATAGTGTTGGTATTCATAGCGATGGGAGTGGCTATTGCTTTTCTAATTGCGGCTATCTTTCAGTAAATGCGCTGAACGGTGGCGAACGTGTAGGAGTTAAAAGAAGGATGCAAGGCAGTAAATGGGACGTAACAGAGGTTGGTAGCTTTCCTTTAGCTGATTTATCTCACCGAGGTATCAGACGTGAGGCAGTCGAGAAGTACGGAGTCAAGCAGGCAGTCAAGCCGGAAAACGGTGATGCTGATAAGCAAGCGATCTTTTTTCCTAGTGGGAAGGGTACAGGCTTTAAGCGTAAAAACTGTCTGATTAAAAAAGATATTGAGGTCGTAGGTGACTATTCTGGCTTGTTCGGGCAGCAACTTTTCGGCGCTGGTGGTAAGTTCCTAGTTATCACTGAAGGTGAAGAGGACGCGCTATCACTTTGGCAGGCTTTCAAGTCACAAGGAAAGGATTACAGCGTCGTATCTTTACCCAACGGTGCAGGTTGCGGAGGTGTTGAGAAAAAAGAAGTATGGGATTATATCACTAGTTTTCAAGGTGTCCTGCTAGCCTTTGACAATGATGAACAGGGGCAAGCTGGTGTTGAAAAGTTCGCTTCACTGTTCGCCACTGAGGTTAAACTAAAGATTCTTTCCTACCCTGATGGGTGTAAGGATGCTAACGATTGCATTAAGCAGGGTAAAGAGAAAGAGCTAGTACGGGCTTGCTTTCAATCTAAAGAATATCAGCCTGAAATGGTGATACCAGGTACTGATATCAACTATGACATGATCCGGCAACCGATCAAGAAAGGGTACAAGTTTAGGCTTTTCCCTGAGTTCAGCGCCAAGCTAGGTGGCTTGCGTGATGGTGAAATGGGTATTGTCATGGCGCCCCCAGGCGTAGGTAAATCAACTTGGGTTGCTGAAATGGGGTACGAGCTGATTAAACACACTGATGAAAAAGTGGCTTGGATGTTCCTAGAGGAAGATCTAAAGAAGGCAACGCAGCGGTTGATTGCTTTGGATAACAACGTACCGTTACCCTTTTACCGAGAAAAGCCGAGCATTATTTCAGAGGAAAACGCAAAGAGGAGTTATGATGATCTGGTGGCAAACGGCAGGACTTGGTTTATTGACTTGGGGCCTAGCGGCAGGCTTTCAGTGGATCGTTTACTGCACTTGCTACGCTATTACCGCAGTCAGGGCGTCACTCGATTTATCTTTGACCATATATCCATCTTGTTCAGTCACGATGAGCGAGACAACGAAAGGAAGCTCATAGATAATATCTTGTCAGAGGTGGCAGCATTCTGCGCTGCAACGGGTAGTACAATGATTATTGTTGCTCACATCCGTAGGATGGATCAGCATTATTATGTTAACGATGAGGTCTATGATGCCAAGTGGCTGTATATTGACCCAGCATCAGCTAGAGGTTCAGGGAGCTTTGAACAACTCGCTTTCTGGATTGCAGCACTGGAGCCTGAGAAGACAGAGAACGAACAGAAAGGCAGGGTTAGGATTAACGTAAAGAAGAACAGGGAATGGGGTTTTACTGGCCCTACAGACGTGGTTCAACTGAATCAGTCAACAGGCAGATTACAACTTTGTGAGATACCAGAACACGATTACTAAGGAGAAATAAAAATGCGCGAAACTACAAATATGTTGCTAGATAAAGTTTACGATGGAGAAATGACTTGGGAGCAGATTGCCAGGTCTTGTTTATTGTTTATGGAAGAAGAAGAAGTGAAAAAAATGGTTTCATTAGTTCCTATGGATATGATTGACAAAGAGGGTGTTGCTATAGTTAAAGGTAATCCTTATTTGGTGATAAACGATGACGATTAAGTACGGGAGCCTTTGTTCTGGCATTGAAGCTGCTACCGTAGCTTGGGATGATTTAGGTTGGCAGCCACAGTTCTTCTCTGATATTGAGAAGTTCCCTAATGCTGTATTAGATCATCATTATCCTGATGTACCGAACCACGGTGACATGACTAACTTTGGAGATTGGCCTGATGAATCAATTGACCTTCTCGTTGGAGGAACCCCTTGCCAGTCATTCTCAGTCGCAGGATTGCGAAAAGGA